GCCAGTAAGGTCTTTGGTTAAACGCAAATCAACATAATGGTTAAAATCACCATCTCCTTGCTCTGGCGTCTGCGGGCATTTGCTTTCGGCCACCACTTTTGCAAGCCATTCGCGGTCATAATCAGCCAGCAGCTTTGCAAGCCATTGCACCTGCGCCATGCTTGGCGTTCTGCTAAACTTTAGCGCCCCAGAGAACTTCGTTGTATATCCCATGTGTATTTCCCCTTATTTTTTATACATTAAAAGTGGCATATGTATATCGTCTATACATTGGCTGCGTCATGTTACTCACATTCATTTATCGCGTCTTGAAATATATTCTTCGCCAGTCTAAGTGCGTCAATATGTCCATCATTCAAAGGACAATTGTCATTGTTGTGTTTTACTCCTAGTAAAAACCACAGTACGTCTGCTACTAAATTGCACTTACGTTGTAACTCTATTTTATCCATCTTAAAGCACCTCACATTTGTTAAGCTGCCGCACGCACTGAGCGTGCAGGTCTTTGTATGGCCGCTGGTCGGCATATTTCATAAGAAATACGCATAAAACAGCCATCATTATAGAAATTGATATTAAAAAAAATAAGGGTATATATTTCATTAAAATGCCCAACTTTCTTCTGGTTTCATCTTTTCAAACTTGAGATAAGGAATACCAATAGCACGGAGCGCGGAGTACCTTTTCCCGTGTTTAGTATGCCTCATCTCCACCATTCCTTCCTCCGCCAAGTCTGCCAAGCCAATTTTATGATTTTCTGGCAGGAGAGTGTATCTCGCCACGCTAAATGCAACCTCGCTACCTAAGCCAAATGGGAAATGAATCAGCGCCACAAGCTGTGCGTTACGATTTAAGCTCATCTTCCTCACTCTCCAGTTTAGTTGGGTTGTTTTTTTAAGAATATCCAGCTTGTCGGTGGCAGTGAACACGGCGCATGTGCGGTCTATGTAATCGCGCACTTCTTGCAGTCTATGATAGGGTATGCGTATGGGTAACGTAGGCTCCCCGTATTTGCCAGAGCCAGACTTTCTGCCTAATTTATTGGGGCGGGTTGTTTTTTGTTCCATTGTAACCTTTCACATTGACCATATAGCAAGTGTAGCTGAATGTCAACTATTGTTGTACAAAGAGAACAAAGAAATACACCGCCACAACTGCCCAAGCAATAGCCCCAGCCGTAACTATGCAGTGGTACAGGCTTATCTCAATCATGCCTTTATCTTCTGGCATGATGATGGGGTCTTTCTGTAGCGGGTGGTCGTCCATATCCCATTCGCCTTTGGGGGTAATTCGCATAGGTTTCATTGCATTTGTCCTTCATGAAGCAGGGTTTCTATCATTTGGGGAGATTCTTCTTCTACAAAATCCTGCATGTCAGTCTTGAGTTCTTCAAAGCCAATCAGAAGCAGGTCAATAAAGACAGAGTATTCCCCTTTGTCGTTCTTTTTCATTTCCAGCAACATTTCTTGGCACGCATCAACCCCGCAAACGAAACCTTTGGTGTATGTGTCTTGGGAATGAAGAAGCATTGCCTTTAATACATCGTCCTTATCGTTTATCATTGAGCATCTCCTTGCTGAGTCTTTCGGTGTGTTTTAGCCCCCGTGTCATGACCTTTTCTGCAAATGCCACGTCTTTATTGAACCTTACTTTGTCGGCATCTCCAAGGGACTTGGCAATCTTTTTCGCCCAATAGTGAAGCCTTATGTTGGATTCAAGTAAATCGTCAGTCAGTGTGTGCGCCCTTAGTTTTGTTGTTACCATATTCAGCCTCCTTCTTTTTAAACCATTTTATAAGAACCGCCGACCATATCGCGTAGGCGATAACTGAAAGCAGTAAAAACAGCCATTTCATTTGAGCTTCTCCGCTGCGGCCAAGCGTTTATCTTCAAGCAGCTTCATCGCTTTAAAAATAGCGTGGAGTTCATCTTTATGTTCCAGCACAAAACGCTTTGCTAAAGGGTCTATAGCAAGGGCTTGCATAGATTCAGCGGCATTTGCAATACGTCTTGCCCAACTGGAAAAGTTTTCGCGTATTTTAAGGTTTGCCAGTTCCTCTGTATGCCAATCTTCAAAAGGAATCAGCGAAAAGCTGGAAAAGATCCATCGCTGTGACGCCGAACCCCATTCACTGCCATCTCTGACGTTGAACTTCATGCCGTTGTCAACCTTGACCGTGGTTTGGCTTTTGCTAATGACGTGGCCAATATGGATAACACAGCGATTCTTCAACACAGTCGCCTTATCGCCCAAAGAAAGGTTTAAACTCATTGTTTTACCTCCTGCTGGACTGGATAGAGTTTAGCGTTTAACTGGAGAATAGTGTCGGCAAACAGTTCAAGCGCCTGCTTCCCTGACAAATGACCTACAATTTCGCTCTTTGCCAATGTTCTTGCGTGGCCAGCCAGCATTGCCGTGGCTTGCTCAATCGCCAGCTTTGACGCTATTTCCATGGCCTTCTCATTCATTGATATATTCACGTTGTACCCTTTCTATTTTGTTTTTTATTCACTTGTCCTTTAACTCTTTTTGTGCCATCTCCAAGTAATCAATAGCCCTATGGGTGCGGTTTAAGGTTTGCAGCGCCATATCAATAAGGCTGCGCAAGTTTGCTTGCACTTTTTTCAGTTCAGCCACGTTATCGCGTATTTCTTGTTTGGCTTCTTTTATGCCTAATATTGATAACTGCGCCATTTAACCACCCTTTATTTTATCAAGCGTCCATTTTTTGTAGCGTTCAAACTCTACTTTTGCCATGTTCTCTCGGCATACGTCCACAAACACGCTTGCAAAATCAGAGGACAATATCCTTGCGCGTTCTTTTTTTAAATCGCGCAGCTTCCTTTGTATTTCCTGTAATCTAACCCCCTCACTTTTTACAAAAGCTAAAGGGAATCGTTTGGTGGCCTTAGCTTCTATCATAAACGATTGTATTGAGTTCGCCGCAATCTGCAATGTTGCTATTTCGCTCTGTGTTTCTTGGGCTTTGCTGTGCGTGACTAAAGCAGATTGCTTATTCACAGGGGAAGATGCGTATAGCTTGTCGTAATGAGAGTTCATTTACTCACCCTTTGCTGCTGGCGGTGGTGGAAGCGGTTGCCAATGGGTTGGCTCAAAATCACCCATACTATCTTGGCGGCGGAAACAATAGTAACTCGTATTACCAATAACGCCAGTGTAGCACCCTACACAGGAATACCAATCACCAGTAATAAACACTGTCTTGCCCATTAAAATAAACGTACCATCTTTAGGTGCGCTGGCAATGTCCTGCCATTTGCTCTCCTGCGCCAAGCGGCAAGCGTGTTTCAAAGCTGGGTAAAGCATATCCGCGCTTATCTCGTCTGCTGAATATTTGGCGTGCAGGAAACACAAGATCTCCTCAATCGTCTTGCATTGCTCAAGTGCTGCGTTTAGGCCAAGGGCAGATTCAATTTTGTCAAATGCTTTTTGCGCATCTCTAACATAATGCTTGTCTACGGCGTTTTTATTGTTTAGCAATATCCAAAGTTTGTTATGGGCAAATCGCAAAGCTGCCCGTAACTCCGCTTCACTTAACCCCGATTCAGCAGGCAGTGGAGCTGTTTCGTCTATTATGAGCATGTTATTTTCCCTCCGTTGTGGTTGTTGCTATGGAGTTGTCGCAAGTGATAACAATATCGCGCCATATCTCAAGTGGCTCTGCCTGCATTGAGAATTGAGCGCGGGCGTAAGAACCAATATGCTCCAAAGCCTCCCGCAACTTGGCCTCCGTGGGTGTGGGGGCGTTCATGGCGGCGCTCATTTCACGAGCGTTTGTTACCCAAGTACAACATAAACCATATGAGAGGTCTGGCTTGCGTAGCGTAGCAAGACGCTGGCCATCAGACAAAATCTCATTATTCATAAGTGGCTCAATTCCCCAATACCACCCATTCGGCAGTTCAATACGCTCCATTTACTTTGGCTCCACTATTGATAAGGCGCGTATCGCGTCTGCATTGCGCTGTGCTGATGTGGGTATCGGCTTTTCTGCTTCAAAACATTTTCCGTTGTTGTCGCATTGCATTGTTTCAAACCATACAGCGGCGCTTTCTTGCATAGCCAACTGCCCCAAGATGTAGGCATTGTCTAGAGCTTCGGCAAGCTTGTCGCCAATTACGCTCAAGCTCCCCTCTAGCTGCTCACTTGCCTTGCCTTGCTCAAGTTGCACGTTGTTTAGGGTTTGGTGTTTTTTAAGTGCGTCCTCTATGTCAATCATGGCTTGGGGTTTCTCCCCTGTGCAATAATGCAAGCCATAAGCTCCACATGCCTTACAAGTCTGTATTAACGCCATATCCGTTTGTTCGTTAAACATCTTACTTTCTCCCAGTTTTAGCTTTTACTTGATCCAATATGGCCATTATCAACGCGCAGACTACTAAAACAGGCCAAAGAATAGAGAAGATAGTATTATACTGTTCATCTCCAAAGCCAATCTTTAAGAAGCTCATCATCAGAAAAATGCCAAGGAAATAAAGGATTACAGCGGCAAACTCCATTTATCTAGCCTCCAATTTGGTGATATAGTGTTCAAGCACGGCCAAGGCTTCATCTGCATCGTCACGGATACCTTTGCAGCCAGACATTGCGGCTAACCATTTGCCAACCTTGCTGTCTTGGTCTTTATCCCACTGTGCGCGGGTTTCTTTTGCCAAGCCGTGCATTTTTTTGAGGGCTTCGCCGTAAGGCTTCACAGCATCACAAAGAGCTTTGTCTATGATTTTGGCCATTTTGTGGCTGTCATAACGCCCATCTGGAGAAACCCCTTGCATTAGTTTTGCTATTAGCAGAACGGCCATATCGCTTGGTTGTATCATCTACCGCTCCTCCTTCTTTCCTTGCAGTTGCGCTGCGAGTTTAATACACTCCAGCTCCACATACTCTTGGGTCTTTACGGTTCCACCAAAGGCTGGGTCATCACAACAGTGAGCAGTGTCAAAACCAAGCCACCACAAAGTTTCCTCGGTTTCAAGCGGGTGGCCATTGGCGGAGGACTCAGCAAAGGTTATGCCGCCATGCACCTCGCAAGCCACGTCATCGTATTGCTTGCCAAAGTAGCGGTGGGCTGGTGGTACAGCAACATACCCGTTTAAGTGACCTCGGCTGTGTCTGCGGATAACACAGAGCAACCCGTGGCTTTCAAACTGTTTAACTACTTGTCCTATTTCCATCTACTTCTCTCCCGTTTTGGTGTTATGGGCTGCAAGTACGTTTGCAGCATTTAGTTTGCGTATAGCATCAATGCTAAAAGGGGCATCGTATTTAGCCGCGCAATCCCAAGCGGCCTCTTGCATTATCTTAGCGCCGTCTAACCGCGCCTCGGCCATGACGCAGGCTACAATGTGCTTACCAAGGGCATAGTCAATCGGTTCGCCCGCCACATGGCAAGCAATCGCATGGTTCATCGCTGATCTTGCCGCGCTCATGGCCTTATCCATAGATTTCATCTCCAATTGGATATTCCCCCTCATTGTGCCTCTCCTTTTTTGTTACACACTGGCTTTAAAAGCCCGCGTATACCGCGAACAAGGTACGTTCCCGAACTGTTCACCATAGCAAACAGCATCAGCTTTTGTACCTTATTGCCCACCACCCACGCCTCAATCACGCTGCCTTCGTCATCAGTGCGCTCGTCTATCATTAGCCCTTCGCCGCGCAGTTGCTCCAAAATATTGTCCAGCATCTTCCTAGACATGGTGTATTCAAAGGTTCGCATCTCTTGTGGCTTTGGATAAAGCTTTTTCATGCTATTTGCCCCCTACATCGTAATTGCTGCCATGTGCCATCATGCGGTCAACAATGTCCTGCACGTCAGATACCCCTGTCACATCACCAACGCACTCAATTCTTGCGCCAAGTACAAGACATTGCGCAATCGCATCTTTTGTAAGGGTTTTTGTGCCAGCGATCGCCGCTATTGCGCGGGCGGCATCATTGGCGGGGTAAAAGGTTAAGTTGCCATAGTTCTTAGTGGCGTTCAGCTTGACTGTTAGCATCTTGTTTGCCCCCTACGCGCTCATTGCCATATTGCTATCAATCAGCCCAACATCAGCCGCCCACTCCTCAATCTGCTCTGGCGTAGACACATCATACACCAAGTAGGCAGTCAACGTGGCATCATGCACCACAAAAATGCACGTCTGCACGCCATACACGGCATGGAACACCTGAAACTCCCCAAAGCGGCGACCTTCATACAACGCTCCGTTGCGGAACTCATTCATAGTGCGGTTATACCCCACCTGAATAACGCTGTTGTCGCAGCTCGCCTGCTCAAGCCATGCCATAAACAGCTCGCGCTTACGCATAGCAGTTGCCCCTACGGCAAAAGGAACTACATTTCCGCCGTAGCTATATTGACTGTGGAACTCATTTCTCATCGGTAAAACACCTTTCGTTTTGTTGCTCTTGTAGTCCATTGTGGAGCAATGTATAGCAATGTCAACATAAATAAACAAAAGAAGCGTAAAAAGTTATAGGAATGAATAGGGGCGTTGCACAATGTAAACACTTTTAGCCAAAAATGCCAAAAAACACGGGAAAACACTTTGGCTTAGGCAAGCTCGCTCATCTCCCTTGAGAGTGCTTTGCATTGCTCTAATGCCTCGGTTATGGTTGCCTCAACATGATCCTTGCCAAGATCTTTAGCGGGTTCAATCGCCCTTTTGGTAGGGAGATTAACAAAAGCATCTCTATCGGGGTCTATGCCAATTATAGTTTCTAATAGGTCTAGTGCCTCGTTTATCCGTCTGTCCCCTGCCGCGTATTCTTGGTGGCGGAAAAATGTTTTATCCATGTCCAGATCCTTCTCCCCCCATTTCTTATCAATATGCTTGAGCATTTTTATTGAGTGCCGCGCCATGTCAATTTGCTCTTTTACGCGGTTCATCAGCAACTGCCGCAACAGGTTGCCGCTTATGGGTTGATACATTTCCTTCGCGTCCATAGCTATTCTTCCTCCCTGATTAAATCATAAGCCTCGCGGTCGCCGCTAAACTTCATCTTGGCCTTGCCAGCATTGTGCGCTTTCAAGTAATCACCATAGGTGCATACCTTTTTGTGCATATCCCAATACCTGTCTGAATACGTCTTTATTTCGGCCTGTGCCTTGTCAAGTGACTTTTCAAGAACCATATTAGTGTATTGCTGCGGCGTTAGTGGGTATCCCAAGATTGTTATTCCATGTTCCCAGTCTAGCGCCTCATACCCGATCATGCCTTTATCCAACAGCCCAACAAACCTTTCATGGTAAGCTTTGCCCTCTTTCGTATAGTTCAGCCATTCATACCACGTTAGCGGTCTGCCACTAGCAAGCGCAGCACTCCACCAGTCCTTAGTAAATTGAGCTTCTTCTTGGGTGTTTGTCTTGTGCATCTCTGCCACTATTGCCTGAAACTCTTTGTTTACAAGGATCTGTTCCATTTCCATTCCCGTTCCGCCAACCGTTTTAAAGCCAATGGGGTAGTAATCAAACCACTTATCTAAAAACCTCCACAAAGAACGCTTTGCGTTCCTAGCTGCGGCCTTCCCATCTTCACGCACAAGGCTTTTCGCATCTATATAGGACTTGTACTTCTCAAAGAGGATTCGCTTGGCCTCTTGGGGGTTGTAGAAAAGGTGCTTGGCAGTTGGCTGTTTCATGTTACAACTTTCATACATGGGGGTTGCTGTGTATGCATATGTAAGCACATGTGAAAAGATGATGCAGAATGATAAAGTTGAAGCCTATTGTCAAGCAATAAATAATTATATACGCTACTTACTATGCATAGCAGAACCCAAAATGACAAACTATTAAGAGAGAATACCGTCATCATGATGGGTATGCAGGGTTGCACTGTTGAAAAGATTTACAAAGAGATTGAAGGCACGATGAGCGAGGCGGAGATCCTTACCCTGCTGCGCGAGAGGGGGATCAACACGCTGTTTGAAGGCAGGACGTACAATCCCATTCCAGATGAGCCGCCTGAAACGAGCCTGTACGGGGTTGTCAGCACGTCACGCTATGACAAGGACAAGGATATGGCCTATGTGGACAACGAGCATAGGATAGGCATTGCCTCATTGCGGGAGGCAGCCGTGGGTATGAGCAACATTCTTGCGCAGCACGTTCTTGCTGCTGGGCGGTCTATTTACGACAAAGCTGATCCAAAGACAATTCAGGGTATGCCGTCTAAGCACCTGCGTGCAGTCACCTCTGCCTTTAAGGACATTGTGACAATGGAGAAGCTGATAAACGAAAAAGGCGCGGAAGATGGCTTCCTGAAAGCGATGTTCGGCAACAACCTTATTGTGAGCGCCGATGAAGATGGCTTCGGCAAAAATGACTTTGATGAAAATGGGCGTTTGAAGAAATCCAGCGTGATAAGGGCGCAAAGCGAAAAGATACGGGCATTGTTCTCGTTGGCTCAAGAAGTGGGTAAAGGCAAGAGTGCGGAGCTTGCGTCTGTTTTTGCGGGCAGCACAGATACGGAAAGCGATGTAAAACCTAACCAAAACGACGCTCAAGAAGCCTCTTTCGTATACACAAAGCCAAAAATGGACATAAAAGCCGATTATGCCGTGGATCTGGGCAAAAAGGCCGATGCCCTCGGTAAAGAGCTGGCAATCAAAGCACTAGCGATAAAAAACAAAATGGAAGGAAAGTAACATGGCTCAAATATTTAAAGACCATAGAAAGACACTGATTGAGCGGCAGAACTCTGCAAGAGGGTTTGCCCCCAAAACCCTTGACCGCACAGGGCGGTTCAACGGAAAAGTAAACTTTTTGCGCGTGCAGAACGCTGCCGAATCCATTGGGTTAAGCAAACGGCACGCCTGCAATGTATTGCGGGTATCTGTATCCACCATGTACCGATGGGAGCATGGCCTTTCCCCCATGGAGGAATGGTACGTTGAGGTCATGGAGGATTTGGCCAAGAACTTCATTTATGTTTATTCATGCAAGCACCCCAAAAAGAGCATCTCCGCCCTGCGTAAGCCTTGGGTATCTGGTTGGAAGGGCAACGGGGATAACCGCTGGTGGACGAAGAACTCGCTATCAAGACACCCGAAGGATAATAAGCTTGGTGACATCTTGCAGGCGGTAGACCAAGCCCTGCCCCCAGTTGCGGAGGAATAAACATGGACGTTATTGGCATGAGAAACATAGTCGGGGGCGAGGGGGAAGCAATCAAGGTAGGGTTCTCCCCTGCGAAGCTTGCCCCTATCCGCATACCGATTACATGCAGGCAGCCTATGGAAGTCACCATAGCGTTTGCAAAACACATGCTAGAGCAGTCCTACGCAGAGTGTTTGGAACGAAACCCTCATGCAACCCCCAAAGAGCTTAGGGAAGAACACAATGCGGTGCTACGCGGCCTTGTAGAGAATGACCTATTCCTGTTTATCTACCTTGTGCTAAAGCGCACTGACCTGGCAAAGCCATGGCTGTATGACAGATGCCGAGAGTTCCAGCTTAACCCAAATGAGCATATTGACTTGTGGGCGCGGGAACACTACAAGTCCACCATCATTACCTTTGCAGGAACGCTGTTTGACATTATCGCCAACCCAGAGATAACCATTGGCATATTCTCCCACACCAAGCCCGTTGCCCGTAAGTTCTTAGGGCAGATCAAGTATGAGCTTGAGAGCAATCCCCTATTCCATGAGCTATGGCCTGACATATTCTGGCAAAACCCCCAGAAGGAATCCCCCAAGTGGTCGGAAGATAGCGGCATATTGGTGAAGCGTAGGTCTAACCCCAAGGAGATGACCATTGAAGCCTCTGGCCTTGTGGACGGCCAGCCTACGGGGCGACACTATGCCCTGCGGGTATATGATGACGTGGTGACAGTGGAGAGCGTATCTACCCCTGAACAGATTGAAAAGACCACCAGAGGGTACGAGATGTCGGACAACCTTGGTACTGTGGGGGGAACATTCAGGATTATTGGTACACGCTACCACCTGTTTGATACCTACCGCAGCATCATGGATAGGGGGGCGGCCAAGGTGCGCATATACCCTGCAACCGATGACGGCAGCGTGACAGGCAAGCCTGTGCTGATGAGCCAAGAGGTACTCAATGCCAAGATGGCCACACAGGGCGTGTACACGTTCTCTTGCCAAATGCTGCAAAACCCAGTGGCCGATGCTTCTATGGGGTTCAAGATGCAGTGGCTGCGCTATGGTGAAGTGCTGTATGAAAATGCGATGAATGACCTGTTCAGGGTGTTGATATGTGACCCAGCAGGCTCAAAGCAGCGCAAGAACAACGACTATACCTCCATGTGGGTGCTTGGGTATGGGGCTGACAGGATATGGCGCGTGCTTGATGGGATTAGGGATAGGATTAACCTGACTGACAGGGCGGCGCTGTACATTGCCTTGCACCGCAAGTGGAAGCCCCACCGCGCAGGCTATGAGGCTGTGGGTATGCAGGCAGACATTGAATACATTAGAGAAGCCCAGCGCCAGCAAACGTATGATTTCCCGATCATTGAGCTAAAGGCTATCCAGTCCAAGAAGGCGAGGATTGATGGGCTTGTGCCTTATTTCCAGAACGAGCGTATTATATTCCCCCCTTCAATCATGTACAAAAACTATACTGGCCATGTGCAAAACCTGATTAAAGTGTTTTTGGAAGAAGAATACACAGCCTACCCAGTGCCGCACCACGATGACATGCTGGACTGCCTTGCCCGCATTGCAGACCCAGCCCTGATGGTCAATGAGCCAATAGATACCCGTACCCCGCAGGTGAGAGAGTTCAACCTTGAGCGTGCGCTGGCCGAGCGTGCTATGAAAAGCTCCGTAGAGCAATTCGGCGTAGATAATAGCTGGATGGCGCGGTGATTATTAGGGCGAGGCTGATAGAAAGGCGCAACCCCATTGGTGGATACAATTACACCCTGATTATTGATGGGGAAACCATATTGTCAGACAAAAGCCTGCAAGATTGCCTGATGGAAAAATCGCGTAGGCGTATAGGATTGTTTGTATTTGTTAGAGGTTGATGGTATCTTAGGCATATTCAGCATTGCGCTGCTCCTGATTTGTTTGGGGAAATGAGTCATGTAGCCCTCCGCCACAGTGATGCTGAGTCAAAAGGCTCCCGCTTGTAAAAGTTCGGGGGCTTTGTTATTGTGATAGGCGAGGCACAAGGGAATGGCTGCTGTATGTAGACCAACAGCGGCCATTTTTTATGGGATTATTCGTTCAATTTTCAATTTGTGGCGGCCATGCTATGTGTCGCCACTGCCACAAAAGACAATCTAAAACGCTTCCTATTGAGAGGTTTTGTCGCAACTATTGCATACTTATGCGTAAATAAGGCAATATACCGATAAACGAGTAAGAGGTTTTATGGTTTACGCAAAAGGGTTCACCCGCACTATGCCAGCACAAGATACAGACCTGTTACGCAGGCTGATCATTAGGCATTTGCGGGCGCAGGATTCCCATAAGCTGTGGTCGGTAAAAGCCAAGCAATGCACAGAATACCTTGAAGGCCAGCAGTGGCCTAAAGATATAGCCGAGATGATTAAGAAGTCTGGCCGAGCTTGCGTGACAATTAACAAGATTGCGCCATTGTGGCGTTTGGTGGTGGGCTACCAGTCCTCTAACCGCATGGACTTTAACTTTATGCCCAACGCTTCAACTGCCGCCAGCCAAGAGGTTGCCGATGTGCTTAACATGGTAATGAAGTCAGAAACAAACCGCATGGATTTGAAGTATGTGGATTCGGAAGTGTTTGCCGATGGCATTACCACAGGGCGCGGGTTTTGGGATTGCCGCCTTAACTTTGATGAGAATGAGCTGGGCGAGATGAAGATTGTGGCGGCAGACCCGTTTGCTGTTTATGTAGACCCAGATGCCAAGATGTACGATTTGTCTGATGCAGGATTTGTTCATGAGGAATCATGGGTGAGCATTGACGAAGTGCGCGAGTGTTATGGCGCAGAGGCCGCTGAAAAAGTGCAAAACATTATCTCCCCAACCTATAACAGCTCAATCTTTGCCAGCTTTACCAATGACCACATATCGCCAGAGCGCCTGTTTGGCTTGGTTGAGGACGACAAGGCTATGACTTGGGATAGAGTGTTTTCCAGCGAGTTTGTAGACCGCCAAGAGAAATCCCTGCGCCTGATTGATAGCCAGTACAAAATACGCTCCCTGCAAAAGTGCTTTGTTGACCTTGAAACAGGTGACTACGAGCCAATCCCTGACGAGTGGCTCAAGGAAAATAACGGAATCAAGGTGCAGCAGTCGCTGGATTACGCTAACCGCCTGCAAAACAAGGTGGTGGTGGCCGACAGAATGGTTACGCGAGTGCGCTGGACAGTAAGCTGCGGCGATTTAATTCTGTTTGATGATTGGTCGCCCTACAAAACCTTTACCAAGATTGGGTTCTTCCCCTATTTCCGCAGAGGTAAGACTAGCGGCATGATACATGACCTTATTGACCCGCAAAACGAGATTAACAAGAAGCGTTCAAACATCATTGATATCTTAAGCAGAAACGCCAATAGCGGCTGGATTTACCATGAGCAGGCTTTGGATAATAACCAGCAAGCCTTGTTGGAGAAGTACGGCTCTACCCCAGGTGTGAACGTCAAATACAAAAGCGTACCAGGTCTTGCCGATGCCAAGCCCCAAAGAATTGAGCCAGGCTCATATCCCGCTGGACTTGATAAGCTTGAGGAAAAGGCTTCCAATGACCTGTTCCAAATATCAGGGATTAACGAGAGTGCGCTTGGCCAGCTTGACCGCGTGCAGTCAGGCAAGGCGATTGAAGCCCGCCAGCGTCAGGCCGTGCTGGCCATTCAGCTTTATCAGGACAACTTCTCGCGCAGCAAGAAGGATCAGGGCAAGAAGTGCCTTGAGTTACTGCAAAACCATTACACCGAAAGCCGTGTTTACCGCATGATGGGTGACAATGGCCAGCCTAACCAAGTGATGATTAACCAAATGCTAGATGACGGGGTGAACGGCGTTCAGCGTTTGAATGACATCTCCGTGGGCAAGTATTCAGTAACCATTGATGAAACCCCAATGAGTGCAACATTCAAGCAAGCGCAGTGGGAAGAAACCATGCAGTTGTTTGAGAAGCTTGGTGGGGTGGCTCAGATGCTTGTTCAGACCAACCCAGGCCTATTGATTGATATGTCAAGCCTGCCACGCAAAGAGGAATGGAAGAACGCTCTGGCGCAGGCATCACAGGCCGCTTCAATTCAACAGCAAGCAGAAACAAAACAACCAGCAGGAGCGCCACCAGTCGCATGAAATACCCAGACAGCGTATTAGAAAGCCCCATTATTGAGGATACAATCAAAGCCCAAGGCGAAGCAGAAAGCCTTGGAGCCAGTGGCGATAACAGCAAAGGCCATGTGTGGGCATTGACTGTTCGCCCCTCCACTCGCGGGGTTGTGCTGCTGCAAAACTTCACCCCTACCATTATGGATATTGAGCCGCATGAAGTGCAACGCAGCTTTGCACGAGAGCTTTTACTGGTGTTGAACAAAGAGGCTGGCATGAATGGTGGTTGGGTTGTGGGCTATTCCCACCCGCCTACAGTGGGTGATGCTTTGCATGTGAATGGCGACAACGTGTGGGGGCGGCTGTTTATGCTCTGGCTTGACCAAGATGGCGACCCGCAGTTCTCGGTTGAGGCAGACAAGCCCTTCCATGCCGTATTTGAGGAAGGCTCAATGTATTATGTCGGACAATGTTACAAAGCGTATACGGAGTGGAGCAAATTGCGCGGAGTGAATGTTCTGAAAGATTTAGGCTTCACAGAAGCCAATATGGTTAAGGCAGCGCAAGGTCAGAAGGCAAAAGTGCAGCTCGTGCATTAGTTGCATTTGTAGCACGGTGGGCTGATTGATGTTGCAAAAATCCACCCTAACAAGGGGTGTTTTGTGCATTTTTTGCTATATTTTCTTAAAGGTATGCAACTATATGAACAAGGAGGCTTAAATGCTATCTCAATCGTCACAAGAAATTGATGCCAAGCGTAAACCTCCCCACTACACCAACGGGGTTGAGTATGGCGACCCCCGCTTTAATGTAACCGCCATGCAAATGCCGCCTCCGTTTAATGGAGGTGGGGTAACAAAGGTTGCTCCAAATATGGGTTGGATAATCACTCTCGGCGTTTGGATTATAGGCAGCATCTTTGCATTTGCGACCTTTTACAGCACCACCACTGAAATGAGATCACAGTTCAGTGAAACAAAGAGGCAGGTTGATACCCTGCAAATAACAGTATCGCGGATTGATGAGCGACAGCAGTATTCTACACAGATTTTGAAAGAGCTTCGTGATGATGTGAGGGGTATTCGCCGCAATGGCAAGTAACCTTCAAGGACTCAAGATGACCAGCCGCCGTGGTTTATCGGGCGCAACGACTGCCAATCTTCTGAATGGCACAAACTATCAGAAGGCTGCCGCCGAGCTACGGGCGCACAACCGCAACCTAAACGCGAAACGTAGGGAGAATACACCATGACCACGCCTAACCAAGATACGGTGATTGAAGATGTGGCTATTAACAGTAGCTTTATTAACAACAACCCCGATGACAAAGCTGCCCCAGAGTCAGATGATGACCCTGAAATTGCAGCCATGCTGGACGCGCAAAAAGAAATTGCTGCGCAACAGCCCGCCAAAGAGGCCGATGCTGAAAAAGCTGAGGCTCCAGCGGAACAGAAGGAACCCGTAAAAGCTGAGGAAGCAAAGCCTGCCGATGAGAAGCAGATCATGATTCCAAAGCCCCGTCTTGATGAAGCGTTAAGGAAGTCCGAACAGTTAAAGCACGAGCTTGATTATACACGCGGTGCTTTAGATGTTGCCTTGAAAATGCACGGGAATCAGGCTGAAAAGCCCGCAGCGCCAAGCACACCGCCCGCCGCTGCTGAACCAAGCATTGACCAACTCATTACCTCTATTGAGAGCAAAAGAATCGCCCTCGCAGAGCAATATGATCTTGGTAATTTGTCTACCGCTGAGTACGAGAAAAGCAAAATTGCGCTTGACCGAGAAACCCGTGCGATTGACGCCAAGCAAAACGAACTGCTTGTTGCCAAAGCCCGTGAGGAGGCAAATGCAGTTAGCTCACAACTGATGGCACAGCAAACGATTAACGACTATGCCGTTCAGTTAGAGGCTGCCCACCCGTACACAAAGGAAATTGATGCGCTTCCTCCCGCAATCGCCAAAGGCGTTTGGCAGGAGATAGCTAATGAGGCGGCTCAAAACTTGCTGCAAAAGGGCGTAAACCCTAATGACGGCACGTTGCAAAGCAGAATCGCTTTCATGGCAGAAAAAGCCGCATTGTCTGACAAATATGGCAAACAATACACTGGTAAAGACCTTGGGAGTTCTCAAACACAAACAGGCAAGCAACCTCTATCCCCTATCGCCGAAGCGCGGAAGGCAAAGATGGAAGTTGCCAACAGTCAACCACCAGTAACGGCTGATATTGGAAACCTGAACGCTCCGACAAGAGGCGCACTCACAGAAGCCCAAGCAAATAGCATGAGCGATGACGAGATGGCCGATTATCTAAAGGCAACAGGTGGATGTGTCGCCATATCTGGCTAAAAAAAGGAGTAGTGTCACATGGCAACTACTGATTTTGGCTCCCTGTCAACTGCGCAAAAGCGAGTTTGGTCAGGTCAATTATGGAAACAATATAAAGACGAATCGTTCTTTATGAGTAACGGCTTTGTCAGCACAGGTATGCAAAGCCCTATTCAACAGATTAACAATCTGACCAAAACAGAGCGCGGCCTTGAGTGCGTTATGCAAATGGTGAACGAGCTGGAGAGCGATGGTGTCGCAGGCGACAACATTCTGGAAGGCAAAGAAGAAGCAATGGTGAACGATGCGCAAACTATCCGCATTGACCAACTGCGTCATGGTGTGCGTAGCAAAGGTAAGGTGTCTGAACAGGCCACCATTATCCGCTTCCGTGAACAAGCTAAAGAAAAGCTTGGCTTCTGGTTGACCGACAAACTGGACGAGTTGATGTTCTTGACCGCCGCTGGCCGTCAGTACACCTACAAAACCGATTTGTCTACCCGCGCATCTGGTAGCGAATTGCCACAGTTGTCGTTCGCCGCTGACGTAGCTGCACCTAGCACCAATCGTGTGAAGTATGCAGGCTCCGCCACTAGCGAAGCAACTTTGACCTCCTCTGACAAAATGTCTTGGGAAGTAATCGTTCGCGCTAAAACTCACGCTCACCGCCAAGGTGTTCGCCCTATCCGTCAAGGTGGGAAAGAATACTACGCAATCGTGATGAGTCCTGAGCAACGCCGCGACCTGTTGCTGGATAGCACCTACCAAACAATCGTTAGCCGCGCCGCTGAACGTGGGAGCAACAACCCCTTGTTCAAAAACGCACTGGCAGTTGTAGATGGCGTTATCTTGTACGACCACCGCAAAACCGTTAACACCACTGGCTTGGCAAGCTCAAGCAAATGGGGTTCTGGCGGTACTGTGGAAGGCGCACAGGCAACCCTGCTCGGCGCTTGCGCTATGGGCTTTGCTGCCATTGAAAATGGCCAATGGTCTGAATCGGACAATACCGACTATGGCAACCGCCCTGGTATCGGTTATGGCCGTATGATCGGTCTGTTGAAGCCCCAGTTCAAGCCAACTGCTTCTAGCAGCACACGCGAGGACTACGGCACTGTAGCTATCAAAACCGCTGCGGCACTTTAAGCCTAAGCACAAAATAAAGGAGAATGAACATGCGCCACTATAAATCGCAAGTCATTGATCGCAACTCAGGTCTAGCCATCTCATCTTCAG